GGTTGAGATCAGTTGCTAATGCAGCACAGTACCATAACACATCTCCTATCTCACTAGAGATTTGTTCTCGCCAATCATCTGGCCTACCGTCTGGCCCGTCACGTATGAGTTTCTTAACCTTGTTAGCTACCTCACCTGCCTCACCTGCTAGTCCCAGTGCGGGATACATGATACGGTGTTCGTCAGGATAGATAGCAGTCTTTGCTGCCATTCGTTGATACGCATTAAAATCAGACATGTTGTACTTCTCCTTGAGGAACTGTTCTACTTCTTGTTCTAGCTTCATTATCTTTTACCCGTTTCATGTTATCGAAATAGGCTTTATCAAATCCCCTATTCCACTCACGATACTGCATCGTATCTTTATGGAATGGATTGACATGACGGTTGTACCTGAAACCATCATACCCCATATTGTACTGAACCTTTAAGGGTGCATCGTACTTTCCCAAACCACGTGACGCTCTAGTCTTCTTTATCATAGGATGATCTCCTTATATTAGTTTAATAAGTTTTGCTTGTTTGTAGGGTACGTGATAGAACTGTTCCCCGTTAGTTATGTTTCGTCCCCTTGCTTCCTTTAGTTTGTCTTCCGTTAATAGAGAACTGTCAATACACCACGCCTTAGATAGATCACCACTAAAGATGTAGAACTTTAGGTTGCTGTGATGCTTACCTAGTAGACGCTTCTTACGTTCAGGTATACGTATTTCTGCCCAGTGAGGCGGCCAATCACCATTCCATGCTGTCTTTACTTCTGCTTCACTGTAGTAAGTAACGTTGCCCTTTTGTGTTATAAGGTCTGCGTCATAAGACTCTGTACTATCTAACAACTCATGACCCTCTTTGACTAAGTGACTAATGAGCGCCCTCTTAGCTACGTCATCGTACTTGCTATAAAGATTACTTGAGAATGGTTTTCTATACGCTGCGGCCATGTGTGTTACTCCGATTCTGTTTTAGTGGATAAGTTTTCTTTTAGTTTAACTAGTAGTACATTAGCTGCAGTCATCACACTTTGTAGTTGGTAGTTTAACTGAGTCTGTACATTTTTGTTGTAGTTTATTTCTGATAGCATATTCTTTTGCAAGTCAGTGAAGTCATCTGACTCATATTTAATATCGTCTAACGTTACTTTTACCATTTATATTCTCCTTTAGGTTAGTGTAAACACCTCTTACGAGATGTCTACCATTTCACATGAATCACCACTACATGCTAACGTTTGCATTGCATTAGTGTTGTCGTCTTTCTCATGCTCAGACAGCCCAGCCCAATCAATCTTCTTAGGCATAGCCTTTAGTAACACATTGTATACATCCTTGTCCACCTCTTGATAGGGTGCTTGCTGATAACTATGATCAGAGTGTGGTAGAAATGACACACCTGACATCTCATCGAAGTGTTCGTACACAAATGCACCCACTGCCATCCACTCACTGTCCAAAACTGTACAAGTAATACTTGGTTTATGTTCGCACCAGTGGCGTTGATACATTAGCCATGTCTCCAGTTGCTCAATGGCAGTCATGTCGTTACGTGTCACTGAGTTCTTAGGTGACTTAATAGGAAAGCTGAACACTGTAGTAGTGTCAGGCTTCATAACGCATGACTCATGTGGTACGCCTTGGTCTTTCATAAACTGTGTTAGTCCGTCTTTGTTGTCTCCTCTGACGGTTCTGATATAATAGTTACTGTGACGGGCATGTATTCCAGAGGCGCTGTCCACCAGTTGAGATACGGTTCCTGACGGCTTGACACAGCTAATAGCTGCCGATACAGGAATGCCCAATATACCAGCCCAATAAACGTTAGTGTCAACAGCAATCTTTTTAAGGTGTTCAAGAGTTTCACTTAGTCCTTTATTCTTTAGTGTCATCAATGGGTTATCCATTAGACCTGTTAGTGATACACCTAGCAGACGTTCTTCATCTGTGTTCTTCTGCCATATCTTACGTAGGTAGGGGAACTTAGTGAACGATGATTGGATAGTACCAAGGATGGTAGCCATACGAACCTTCTTCTCTAGGTCACCAATGCTGTCCGTTGCACGTACAACTACCTCTGTTAAATTACAAAACTGCATCGGCCTTAAAATTATCTCCGAACATGGATTAGTTCCGAACTCATACGTTGCATCACGGCGTCCATTCTTAGCTGCCTGTACCTTAGATGCCTGACGGTTGAAGATACCACGCTCACCTGAGCCTGACTCAACCAATGCCATCCACTCACGCATGAATGATAGACTGTCAGGCTTCTCAGAGTATGCTACTGAGTTGTTAGCCAAGGCACGATGCGGGTTGTTGTCCCACCATGCACCAGACTTAGCTGTACGCATACGGTCATCACTAAGATTACTCAATGATATCATAGCACTACGGCGTACACCACCCACCACTACTACTTCACCTATCTTACACATGATGTCGTGGCACTCAATGGAGCTAAGCTTTCTACCTTGAGCACCCCTAAATGTATTGATGGTAAAGTTAAACAAGTCAATCAGTGGCGCTGGGCCTGATGCCCTACCTCCGAATGTCTTGAGCCTTGCACCAGCTGGGCGTACTCTACTCACATCCCACGTAGGTATCTCACCACTGTACAGTAGCGCAATCACTTGACGTAGAGCCTTTGACCAACCTTCTTTGCTGTCCTTAACAACTATGTTAGTCTCACTGTTAAACAACTCAGGTACTTCAGGTAGCTTCTGAACGTACTGACGCTCAACACTGAAGCCTACCCCAGTACCGCACATGAGAACGTGCATAGCTTCATCAAATGCTACGATGTTATCTACTGCAATGTATGAGCAGTTGTACATGCTAATGTTATCTCTCATAGCTGCAGGACCAGCTGTCATGAGGCTACGCATAGAAGGCATTACCTCTAGTGATAGTATAGCTTCTTCAATCTCCTTGATGTACGTGTCTGTGCCAGCCACAGGGTATACAATGTTTTCCATGTAGCGTGATACTGTCTCGCCCCAAGTCTCACGCCTTCCTTCCTTGTCCAGCCATCGTGCATAGCGGGACTTGTGTATAAATGATTGGTAATCTGTAGGTAGATAGTTGTTCATCTGTTGTCCCCTGATCCTTGTAATACGCCACGCTTTTTGCGACTGTTTAGTTTCTTCATGTTTAAATTAGCTACCTTCTCTAGTGTACTACCGTAGAAGTTTGCACATGCTGCAACATAAAACAGTACGTCACCTAGTTCTTTTATCATACCTTCTTTGTCTAGTACAGCCCCATCTCGTAAGCTCTTCTTTAATTTCTCAGCTACTTCACCAGCCTCTCCTACAAGACCTAAGATATTCTCTACCTGCCTTGTCATGCCCTTAGTTATTATCTTGCCCTCAACCCACTGACTGTAAGCAGCTAGGTCATTCTTAGGTATACCATCCTCATTAAACTTGTCATTGTATTCTTCTATGTCTGTCTTGTACCGTATAGAATCAATGTCTTCTTGTGTAATCATAAGTCTCTTTCCTTTACTAAGATGTTCTGTACAGCAACGTCATCTATATCATAGAACGTGTCAGTTACAAGATCACTAACGTCATCCGTATGTGCGTCTTCATACGATCCTAATATATTATTAGCTTCATCAATGTGAAGTAAGAACGTGACGCTAAAAGTCTTGGTCGTCATTTGTGTTTCTCCGCTAGTGCTTCATTCATTTTGTTTAAGTACCATGCAGCTTTCAACATATCTTCTGCTGGCTTCTGCTTGTAACGGTAGCGGTGCTGATACTTGATCATGTTGCCATGGCAGTAAGCAATGAACCCATCCAAGCCTACTACCTGTTTGATATAGTCAATACATTCTAGACCTCCCATGTTGTAGTGGGCTGGACGATCTACTGGATCAAACTTAGTCATGCGTTACCCTTTGTTTTTGTATACTCGTTGAAGTTTACTACCTCACCCTTGGTATTTTGTAAAGGCTTATCTTCCTTATTACGGTTATTAATTTGCTTCATCATCATTTCGTAACGGTGGTCATTTACGCTATTAAATACCTCCTCATCCTTCTCCATCAAATCTAAGAAGGCACTACATAGAGTAGCTACGTAAACTAAGTCACTAAGAACATCATCAGAGTAACAGAAGTTATCACCTACTGCTATGCCTGTACCTACACTACCATCCCATTCATCCATGTCCTCATTGTTTATGGGTTTTATAATAAAAGCAACTTCATCGTCTGCTAATTCATATGGCATGTTACTTCCTTCTCTCTTTCTTTAATGGTATACGATCTACCTTAATGATATCTCCTTTTTCCTCAAGCCATGCCTCAGGTATAACTCTGTTTGCCCAGAGGAAGTCATGCTTATCACACCACCCTGAGTACTTAGACTTAGCTCCCTTGTACAGCTTAGCGTAGGCGTTGCTGAATACAAACCTAATGTCTAGCTCAGGGTGCTGCTTACGGACTTCTAAATGCTTGTTTCTGTCTTCAGAATCAAAGATACCTTTTGTCTCAATTAGTATACCGTTGTCTAGCTGGAAGTCAGGCGTGTAGGTGCGATAGCGTAAGTCTTCCCACTCTATCTTCAGCTGCTCATAACGTACAGCCTTTTGACACCCAGATAGTATAAGAGCAGTACTTTTTTCTAGACCACTCCTATACTTACCTTTAGCGTGATACCTTTTAGATTGTTGCATCAGCTGGTTCATTGTTGCTTGTTAGTGATGCCTTCAAAGTATTAACCAGCCTGTCACCCTGAGCATTCACACAGTACAGCTGGTACTCAAGGCTACCCTTAGAGCTACCATTAAGCTGGATCTCTTTCATTACTGCTGATTGATCAGTTGTAAAGTCATCTGTGTCATAATCAATATCATCTAGTGTAACTTTAGTCATGTACGTTTATCCTTCTACGTAAGTATATTCTATTAACGGGGGTAGTTTTGATCCTGAGTACACCTTAGATGGTAGCTCTTGTAACTCAGGCCAGCACTTCTTCTTGTGGTCACACCATGAACATGTCTTGCATAGCTTCATGTTGCCGCTTGCTTTCTTCCTAAACGTTTCTGGCTCAGCCGTAAAGCATCTCTCAAAGGGTTCATCATTATTGATGTAGTCTACTGTACCTTTGATAGTCTCCATTACCTCCTCTACATTAGCTGTCTCAGCTGATACATATTTGAACTGACCATTAACTTTGTTGACCACCCACCATCCACCGACACCCTTGTCAGCTGCCACAGCATAGCCTATAAGCTGGGACACATAGCCAAAGTCATCTGCGTAGGCTAGTGAATCATAGCTGGCAAACTTGTTGTCGTAACCGT